GAAGCCAGCTGTTAAGTCCGTTCATTCCAACACTTCTTCTGAATGCAACGATCAGATAGAAGCCCTCAGGCTCTATCTTGGCGCCACACTAGCGTCAGTGGGATGTCCCCGCGAGGCAATTAAGTCATACGTAGGGACGACGATAAGGAGGATATCAAGGGAAGGCTTCGGCTTCGTTAAGAAGTCTAGGCAGCTTTTCATACAGGGTGTGCGAGTAATCGCTCGTGATTACCCCCTAAGTTTCTCAAACTTTAGGATGAAAGGCGACTTTCCAAGATATCTGAATTGGGTATTTTCGGAACTGCAACGCCAGTCTGAATCGGACCCCTCCGAAACAGACTATCGAAAGATAAAAGCGTTACTCGAGGTACTTAACTGGCCAAAGGCAATCTTTCTGAAGCCTAACAGAAGGACCCGGAGGTCTTCGCTGGTCGACTTCGTCGATCGTGTGAAGCACCCAGGTGGAATTCCCACACTGGGCCTTGGGAAAGTAGTAGAGCTGAACCAAATATTCTTCGAAGACTTTTTAAGTCATGCGAAGATTCAGCAAATCCTCGATGAGTTCCCTAACGGTTCCATATTTGACCCTCAAGAGCGGTCGCAAAAGCCATGTTCAATCTGGAAAGGAAAGGAGCATATCGTTCCTGCCCTAGTACAGCAGTGCGCTTACATGCGTACTGAAGAGCAAGCCCGTGGCTCGGTCCCAGATCAAGCCGCTTTCGCGTCCATAGCTCGTTACGAGTACTCGGCTCAAGAGGGGATGATTGTCCAAGTGGGAGGAGAACCGGATCTCCCTATGGGAGAAATCTCCCTAAGGCCTGAAAAAGGTGGTAAGATAAGAGTTATCGCTAACTCGAACGGTTGGCTCAACGCTTTCGACTTGCGCAAGCGAGTTGTTCGTCTGTTAGCCCAGGTCCCGCAAGACGCGTCGCAAGACCAGTCCAGAGGCCATTCAAAAGCTAGGTTACTATCCATGGGTTTCAACCGAAGGCTGGAACCTTTCGTTCCATTAGAAAGTAATCCATTACATTTCAAGTGGTCGGAAGTGACAGTCGGTAGGCTCTTCCTTAAGAGAAAGAAACTGGTGAAGTCAATTCAACCACCTGACCTTGCTCTTGTTTCAGCGGATTTATCCGCCTTTACAGACAATATCTTACCAGCGACTACAACAGCCGCGCTTCAGGCACTACGGTGTCATAACTTGATACCTGTTGTGTTTGAATCGTCATACCAACTACCGAACTCCCAAGACCGAATCTTCTCTAAAGCTCCCTTAATGGGCTTCAAGGGCTGTTTTGATTTAGCCAGCTTTATCCATCACGCAATTGTTCAAGAGTATGTTACTAGAACGTACGCAATGTGTGGAGACGATCTTGTAGGCATTTTTGACCTACAGGCTTATGAGACGATAGCACAGGGCTGCGGTTTGAAGTTAAACCGCTCCAAAACCGTTGTGTCGAAACACTTTGATACAGCCGTATTCTGTGGGAAGGTCTACTTCCGTGGTATTGACGTTAGTCCGATGGTACCTCCTTTACATAGTATGTTTACTAGTCGGCATCACTGGATCCGGTTAGACGCTATAAAAAGTGCTTGTGATAGGCTTTTTAAGTACTACCCTGCACAGCGTTCTGCTGTGAAGAGGATCATTAGGCTTGCCCTCTCGCACCTTCCATTCTTTGTCTCTACTTCACTCCCGACGAAGCTTGGTGGTGTTCCCATACGTCCATCGCATGGCTCACTTGATACTCTCTTATCTGAGAATTTGCGAGAGCACTTAGTTGCTTCCAACGCGATTCCGTTTGAGCAGGAGGTTAAGGAGACCACAAGTCGGAATTTATTTCCTGGCTTGGATGTTCCCACAAAACCGGTTGCTGGGTATACCCCCAACCTAGTTCAAGGAGGAGCTGTGACCCTTCCTAAGAAGAAGAAACGGGACCAGAGCGAGCCACCAGGCAAGCTCAAAGACCG